TTACCCAACGATTTAAGCAATAACGGATTGACTGCACCAACATCTTGGTACAGATTTGAGGAAGGAAGCGGAACAACAATATCGGATAGTGCTGGAAGCGCCAATGCAAGTATTCAAAACGATGTTACATTTGAAAGTGATGTACCAACATAATAATATATAAAATGAAAAAAATAGCAGAAACATACGCAATAATAAACATAGCAGATTTGCCAAATATTGACTTTTCACAAGTAGGCGAAACATCTAAAAACACGATTAGAAAATCTTTAGACGAATCACAGTTCGTTTTAAAGTGGAATACAACACCAAGCTTTATAGCTGACTTAACTGTTATTCCAGTACAAATATTAACACATTCAGAGGCAGTCGAATTGATGGCGACAGAGGCTTGGAGTGAACCTATAGAAATAGAATAATGAAACATACAAACGTACTTGCAGTATTATATTTTCTTAGTGGCTACTTTGCTGCTATAACAATGTTGTTTAGTGCGCAATTACACTTACAAGCGTTTGCGATATTTTTTGTAATTTATCTAACTTATATGCTTGTAGAACAACTTGAACAATGAAAGAACAGTTATTTTTGCTGATTACTAAAACTAAACTATATTCAATGGAACTATTAGCTATTGTCAGCAGCTTCTTTTTGCCTATTTATGGCATATTAATTTTAATCTTTTTTTGTATTCTTTTCGATACGATTACAGGAATTTGGAAAGCCAAAAAAACGAAAACACCTGTAACGAGTAGAAAGCTATCAGCAATCATTTCTAAAATCTTATTGTACGAAGCAACCGTTATGCTATTTTATTTAATGGACTTTTACCTATTAAATGACATAGTAATGACTTTTTTTAGTGTTGAGTTGCTTACTACTAAAATACTTGCTTTAGTTCTTGTTTCTGTAGAAGTCATTTCTATAAACGAAAACTACAAAGCTGTAAAAGGAATCGACTTGTGGGCTTCACTTAAAAACTTATTTGCACGAGCAAAAGAAGTAACAAGCGACTTTAAAAACATTAATGAGAAAAATAAATAAAATCATTGTTCATTGTACTGCTACACCAGAAGGAAGGCATCACGATGTAGAAGACGTTAGACGTTGGCATTTAGCACGAGGGTTTAACGACATAGGTTATCATTATGTTATTGATTTAAAAGGTGGTGTGCATATCGGAAGACCGATTACAAAAAGAGGTGCACACACGGCATATCAAAATAAAGGCAGTATTGGA